AGTGCTCACGTCAAGTAGGTGCGAAGAATTTGATAGATAGGTTTGAGATTAAAGTAGAGAAGACTAAGGAAGATATGAACAAACGAATACAAGAGTCATTAGATAACCCACTAGCAAACTAAGGAGCTACTATGCCATACGGAACAGGAACTTACGGAAAGAAAAGAGGACGACCTCCAGTAAAGAAGAAGTCTAAAAAGAAGTAATGTTAGATTATGAAGTTAGAGTATCAAGACTTGAAACCATATCTGACAAACAAGATATGCAAATAGCTAAGCTGTTTAGTAAGATTGATGATACTAATGGAGCTATACAGCAGATTAACAAGACTATGTTACAGATTAAATGGAGTGTATATGGCGCTCTAGGTTGGTATATAATTACACAGATAGGAATAATAGAGGCACTAAGTATAGTATGATAGGATTTATAACAAACATAGCACCTATAATGTTAGGATTTGTAGGTAAGTTGTTTGCATTAAAGAGTCAAGCAGCAGCAGAGAATCAGAAGCTGATGATACAGAACTTACAAGTACGTAATGATTCTATTAATCAAGCTAGAGATAGAGCAGATAAAGAAAGTCCAATGGCTGCTATGAATAGAAGAATTATTATCCTAGTTATATTAGCTTTGATAATCTTTACTCAAGTAGCTCCAGTGTGGTTTGATGTTCCTACAGTAATACCTACAATTACAGAAGGTTTTAGTTTATTAGGTTTTCAGATAACACCAGATGTAATAGATTATGTAACTATACAAGCAGGTTCGGTATTAAAGATGGATGAGATATTTGGATGGGCAACAATGATAATAGAGTTTTACTTTGGTGCGCAATTAGCTAAGGGGAAATAATGACATACAGAGAATTAATTAATGAAGTACTGATAAGACTAAGAGAAGAGACTATATCTTCAGATTGGAGTGGTGCTATAAATGATAGTACTACAGTTAGTGACTATCATAAAGTTATAGGTGCTTTAGTTAATGATGCTAAAAGAAGTATAGAGTCTTACCATGATTGGATGACACTTAGAGAGACTGCTGATATAGCTACTGTAGCTGGTACTAAGAATTATAGTTTAAGTTCTGGACAAGAGTTTAAAGTTATAGATGTTGTTAACAATGCTACAGGTAATCAACTAGTACAAGTGAGTAAAGCTTATCTTAATCGTACAAGATATCCTACTGACCCTACAGGTGAACCACATTACTATGGTTTTAACGGAGCAGATAGTTCTAACAATTTAAAAGTAGACTTATCTCCTGTACCTACAGAAGTTCAGACTATCTCTTTTGATATTGTTAAGTATCAAGATGTATTAACGAGTGCTGCTACAGTATTAAAGATACCATCTAAGCCAGTTATCTTAGGTGCTTTTGCTAGAGCTGTTTCAGAGAGAGGTGAAGATGGAGGAACACAATCATCGTTAGCTGCTCAAGAAGCAGGAGCTGCTATAAGTCAAGCAGTGATAATGGATAGTGGTAATGCTCAATATGAAACTGATTGGTATATGGAGAATGTACACTAATGGCTAAGCAGCTAGTATCCTCGCCTTTAAATAACTTAGGTGTTAATGGATTAAACACACAGTATAATCCTGCAACTCTAGACCCGGCGTGGCTTACTTCTGCTGATAATATAATGATTAGAGAGTCAGGTAGAATATCATTTAGAAAAGGATTAAAACAGAAAGTAGTACCTAGTGGAACACCTATTGGTTCTATGGTAGAACATAATGACCAAGGTACTAATAAGATATTTGCTAGTTATGGTACAAGTATATACACAATGGATTTTACTGCGCCTAATGCAGCATTTCCTAGTAGTGGTGCTGATGTTAAACATACAGTAGGTAGTACAACAGGTAATTGGCAGTTTGTAAACTTTAACAATAGATTACATTGTTTTCATACAGGTGTAATACCTCAAAGATATGATGGTTCTTTAAGTGCTGGTTCTAGATGGACAGCACATGCTACTGACCCAGCATCTATAACTACGTTATTTGACCCTAGTTGTGGTATGGGTTCCTATGGTAGACTATGGGTAGGCGGTGTTACAGAAGCTCCAGATGTAGTTTATTATTCAGCTTTACTTGATGGTGATGATTGGACTAGTGCTGGTACTGGTTTTATAGATTTAAAAACTGTATGGGGTACTGATGAGATAGTAGCTATTGCACCTTTCTTTGGACAACTAGTTATCTTTGGTAAGAATAATATAGCTATATATGACACTCCTGATGATGCAGCTAATATGTCATTAAATGAAGTTATATCAGGTGTAGGTTTAGTAAATAGAGATACAGTACAAGCGATAGGAGATGACTTAGTTTTCTTATCTAGTACAGGATTACGTTCATTAAATCGTACAACAGAAAAAGATAAGTTACCTTTAATTGATTATAGTGTTAATATTAAAGATACTTTAATTAGAAATATAGGACAAAGTACTGAAGTTAAATCAGTCTACTTAGTAAATGAAGGTGTGTATCTCTTAACATTCACTGCAAAGAATATAACCTATGCTTTTGATTTTAAACAGTTCACTCCTAATGAAACTCCTAGAGTTACTACTTGGAGCTTTGATACTGATAGAGAACCAGCTAGTATGATAGATACAAAACTGTATAGTGGTTTATTAGTAGGACAAAAAGATGGGAGTATTGCAGGTTATGAAGGATATTTTGATACGGATTTGGCTTGGGTGTCTTCCGCTGCTTCTTACACTAACTCTGCCTATATTGCTGATATATCTAGTATATGGATAAAGCTAGGAGAAGGTATAGCTGCATTATTAAAAAGGATGGTACTCGTCTTAGAAGGTGGTTCAGGAGCAACATTAGGATTAAGATGGTTTAAAGATTTTAGTCCTTCTTCCTCTTCTACAACTTATATTAACTTAAGACCTGTAACTACAGGTACAGTTGCATTATGGGGTGGCTCTAGTTCTTTATATGGAGCATCTAAATACTCTCCTATATATGGATTAAGAGAATATAAGACTCCTTTAAGTGGAAGTGCAAAACATGTCAAATTGAATCTGAGTATTGTATCTAATGGTTACGATGCTTCAATTCAAGATTTATCAATTATATCTTTACAAGGGAAACTACGATGAGTGATTATACTTTAGCAGTCAATTGGTCAGGAAAAGATGCTCTCTCAGATAGTGATGCTGCGAAAGTAATATCTGGCTCTGACTTTAATTCTGAATTTACAACAGTACGAACAGCAGTTAATTCTAAAGCAGACCTTAATGGCGATGCTACAGAAGATTTTGCTATTAACAATGGCACAGTAGCAGGAACACTTGCTGTAACTGGAACACTTGCTGTAACTGGAGTGCCAACTATACCTACTGCTACACAGGGAACGAACACAACACAAGCAGCTAGTACAGCATTTGTTACAACAGCAGTAGCAGCTTTAGATGCAGCAGCAATCAATGCTATTGTATATCCAGTAGGTTCTATCTACACTAATATGGCAGTTGCTACAAACCCAGCTACACTTTTAGGTATGGGTACTTGGGTGGCTTATGCTGAAGGTAGGGTTTTAGTAGGTAAAGCAAGTAGTGGTACATTTGATACACTTGATGAAAGTCTTGGTGCTGAAACACATACACTTACTATTGCTGAAATGCCTTCACATACTCATAGTGTAGGCAAGCAAAACTCAGCAAATAATGACACAGATGGTTTGGGAAGTGGACGAAGTGCTTTAAATGATAATCTTACGGGTTCAACTGGAAGCGGTAATGCTCACAATAACTTACAACCATCTGTAACAGTTTACATGTGGAAACGCACAGCTTAATAGGAGATAAAAATGGCAGGAGTATTTGAATTAATCGCAGGCGCAATAGGCTCAGCTATACAGGCTAAGGGAGCTAAGAAAATGGCAGCTGAAGTTACCGCAGGGCAACAAAAAGCAGCTGATTATGCTTTAGACAGCTCAATGCCTTGGGATGTTACTGGTTCCTTAGGTGGTGCTTCCTTTGATAAAGATGGTAAGGTTATAGGCTTAGGTTTATCTGAAGACTTTGCTAAACAACAGAAAGGATTCCTTGATTCAGCAGATAGGAATAGAGGATATCTTAATCAGTATGAAGGTAATGCTGATGAAGCTGCTCAAAGATATTATGACCGGCAGATGGAGATACGTGGACCTGAGCAAGAAGCAGAAAGAGAAGCTTTAGATGCTCAGCTACAAGCTAGAGGTATGTTAGGTTCTACTGGTGGTATAGGTCAGGCAGCAGGGTTATCAGAGTCACAAGGCTTGGTAAATATGCAAGGTAGGATGTCTGCTGAGGATAGAGTACAGGGATTAATAGATACTTATAGAGCTAGAATATCAGGAGACGTTCAAGGTGCTGGTGAATTAGGTAAGATGCCTTTAGCTTATGCTCAATTAGGAGTAGATACAGGTGGTATGTTAAGACCAGCTGCTATGTTAGGTTCTCAGTATTTATCTGGAGCAGCTATGACTAGCGCTCAAGCCACAGGCGCTAGATATGCTGGTTGGGGTAATCAACTACAAAGCTTTGGGAAAGGTTCAAGCGGTGCTTGGGGTGATAGTGGTACTAGGACAACAAATGGTAGGGTAGTAAACAACTTAGAAAACTCTGGAGCTATCTTAGCTCCCGGTGGTAGACACTTTTAGGAGATAGAAGATGGGAATGTTCGATGTAGATATGGACAAGGTAGTAACTAGTCCTCAACCTTATGGTTATTCTAGCTTGCCGGGGCAATTAGCTTACGCAGGTGCAGGTGGTATGGTGAAAGCAGCAGGTAATGCGCTAGGTTTTCAAGATGAAGAAGACTTAATGCAAGAGATATATGACAATGCTGACTTTAGTACACAAGAAGGTAAACAGAAAGCTGTTAACGAGATGTTAAGAATTAACCCAGAGAAAGGTAAAGAGTTACAAGAGATGTTAACTGCTCAATCTGTAGGTGAAGCACAGTTAGCTACTGCTGAATTAGCTACAGAAACTGCTGGATTACAGAATGTAATGATTAAACATGGTACTAGATTAAATAGTGAGTTTGCTATGACACCTGCTGATGGTGGACAGAAGCTTACTATAATGAAATTCTTAACACTTAATAACATTGATTATGGAGATGCTCAGCCAGCTACTTTAACACAAGCTATGCAATATATATATGCATCTTATGGTGATAAAAGAAAAACAGAAGCTGGTAAAGTTCTTGATACTTTAAAAGAAGAGTTGACAGTGGCTAGAAGTCTATGGGTACAAAAAGGAGCCTTAGCTATTTTATCGGGTGATGTAGCACCTGATACTTATTCAATGGAAGAAACTTTTGATGCTTCTTTATTAGCAGGTGATGCAAAATGGGAAGAGTTCTTACTTAATAAGAAAATTAAGCATGAGGAAGAAGCTAAGCAACGTAGTTTTAGTACGCTTAGTAATATGAATCTTTCAGCAGCAGGCTAATGATTTCAATAGAGCAACAAGAGAAGCAGATTGAGGCTGAGATGGCTCTCTTTAAGGCTCGCTATGGAAAAGGTGAAGAGAAAGGATTCTCT